CTTAAATTCATTTCCAATACCTTACCTATATTTTTTTTCATATTACAAGCTTAAATAAAAGTTTTTATAATATCAAATTCGCACACCTATTTCTCTCTTGTTTTCTAAACACACTCAACGAGCTTCCTTAAACCAGATTCCGCTACCAATGTAGTTTCCCCCCTTATTCAAGTTATACTCTTCAAGCTTTTTTGTAGCAGGTATGCCTCAATTCCTATTTGGATTTACTCCACCTGTAAGACCCCTACTCTCGTTCCGTGCCGATTATACCCTTGGGGCGATAGTCTTCCTTTTTCTGTCGTCAGACCTACATATAATAAATATCAAAAAAAAATTCTTTGTAAATAACTATTGAAAAAATATTTACAAATATGTATTTATTTATAAAATAATAATATTTATTATTATGTTGAAAGAATTGTTAAACAGAAGGATATGGGACAAAGAACAAGGGGTGAGTTACTTTTGTACCATATGCGGACAATATAGACCTGAAAAGGATTTCTATACAGATAAGAAAACAACTTGGGGAAAACAAACAAAGTGCAAGAGGCACTTTACCAAAAGGGATAAAGATGAAGACAAGGACAATGCACATCTTAAATTCACAAGGCTCAACGAATCTGATTTCGTTGGAGCAAGGTTATTACTTCAAAAACTTGGGTACGACACAAGTAAATCAGTGTCGGAACAATTTAATAAAAAACATAAAATAAAGTAAAATGCAAGATTTAATCACAACAAAGGATTTTGAACTATTAACATTTATCGTGGAAGGTGGAGGGGTTGATGTTCGTATGGCTGCAAGTTCAGTCAACCAAAATAAAAACTTTTATATGAGAGTTAGAAAACTTGAGAACATGTGTCTATTCAACGTCAAACGATTGGAAGGAGGAGCATCTTTTTTTAGTCTAACTTCAAAAGGTAAACAAGTATTCCAAGAAATAAAAAATACTTATATAGAGACAAGTAAAACTTGTTAGAGTTTGCCATAACTCTTTTTTTATTTATTTCCCTCCTTGGTATTTATCAGGGAGGGTTTTTTATGAGCGTAGGCAGACAGAACGATATTATCAGAGCAAAGAATTTACTTAAATCATTGGGTTATACACTTGATGGAGAAATTGACGTACATACCCAATTTATGATAAAATACAAAAGTGAATTTGAAAAGAACCCAACCACAAGGAAAAGGGGACCTTACAGAAAACATACAAAAAAAAGAAGAAAAAAAAATTCCAATGAAATTTGACTGGTAATTTAAAATGTTATACCTTTATAAAAAAAAGATATGAACAAGAATTACGAAACAAAACCATTGGGCTTTGATAGAACACAACTATTCAAAGAAGCTGTACAACCCATCGTTGACCGAGAAGCAGCAATGAAAACCGCACTACAATTTATGGCTGCTCATAACCTTCAATGGTCAATGAGAGACTTAATGTTGCTAAACAAAAGAATCCTTCAATGGTTTCAAAATGGTGATGAACATTGGGTTGATAACATGGATGTTTACTTTGGACTTAAAAGAGACGAAAAGTTACAAGAGCTGTTGAAAGACTGCAAAAATATTGAAGTATTCTAAGACGTGGGGTCTTATATGTGTGGTCAAGGGGGATAGAAATATCCCCCATTTTTTTTTAAAATAATTTTTGTGATATGAAAATAAGTTGTATCTTAGCAATTCATCATTAAAAAATAAAAACAATGAAAATTAATTTAGCATCTCAAATGAAATCAAGATTGATTGAATTTTTGGAAGACCAAATTGAAAGAGGTCGTATGGATATAGGACAATATATGTCTGTTGAAGATTTATTGATGGACGATGATGGGTATTCTGATTGGTTAAACCGAAATTGGTGGATTATCAAGGAATATAATATGTTGTATGTTCGTGATTTTATGACTTGGTCATACCTATTAGATACTGAAGCATCAACCCCTTTAGAGTTAGAATATTATTTTGATGGTTCAATTTAATTCCATATCTTAGCAATTCAAATTTAAAAACAAACACACAATGAACAACTTACTTAATCCTCACAACAAAATTGGTATCCCAATTGTATTCAACAAAAAAGAAATGATTAAACTTTTCAAGAATGAAAATTTCCAATTATTGGTGGTTTGGTTGGAGAGTTCACTTCGTAAATCTAACATGATTATATCTGACCAATTCTATCACCCGTCATTTACAAGGCGTGAGCGTGAGCTTATTGAAGCTATAATCTATTCATGTTATGATGTTGTTAAAACAATTGTACCGCTCGGAAAAAATGGTGTTGTTATCAGTTGTTCTAAACCACTTACAATGACTAAATTACCAGGTTTTGTAGAATCAAATTAAATCCTTATCTTTACAACTCACAATTAAAAATAAATACACATGAAATCTTATTCTTCTCTCACAGCTTTCGCAAAGAATCGTAACACAAAAATTGATGAGAATTATTACTCACCTTTCTATAAAGGGTTTTGGGAAAATTGTATTATCGGTGGAATACCTTGTATTGCTTATGTTGTTTTCTTTAACAAAGAAGGTAAAGAAATGTCTCCCAAAGATTCATTTGTTCCATTACCAACAAGGGTAGAATACTTTTTCAGGTTTGACCCCTGCACAAATGTGGAAACTGATAAGTACAACAAGATATGTGAAAAATATGGTAACCCTGAATGGATTACTTTAAGTTAAGATTGAGCTGGAAAAGCACCTGTAATTGAACTTGGAACGGGACCATACCAAGCGTTATAAAACTTGGTTGGTTTCATTGCAATTGACCTACGATTAGCTGAACCTCTTTCAGGTAGAATCTTTCCAATATCAACAACGTTGTATTTGGGATATAGGTTAGCTTTGGCACATAACCATCTTCTCATGTTTTGGTCATAGAATTCAGCTGTGGACCTTGCATTGTCTTTAAGATACTTGAATGTTCTAATATCAATGTTTGACCCTTGTTCATTTCTATTCTGAACCAAACCCACATTTATCCACTTAACAAAGAAATTATCAAGACCATGATAATAAGCCCACTGAGTTGTTGCAGGAACGATGTATTTGTCCAATAGATATTTGTTATCAACAGTCAAAGTACCAGCTGAAACTTGTAGTTGGATTTCTTCAAAAAGAGGTTGTCCCAAAGTTTCTTGAATGTTAATATTTTGACTTGTAAGTATGCAAAATCTGAGCTCACCACTATCAACATTTTCGTTAATTGAGGTATTGGTTTTTAAATATTCCTCTGAAATAAAAAATACATCACTTATCATATAACTGTGTTTTGTTCAATTTTTAGGTCAACCACTTCAGTTGGGTTAACAAGTTCAACCAATGGTTTTAATTCTCTCAATAAGAAATTTTGTACAGGCATAATTGATGTCTTCATAAATAGTTTGTGAGCTACTTCAAGAAGGTCTGCACTAGAATTAAATCCTGTTGGTGAAGGAAGACCAATTAAAGACCCATCAGGGATTTTATGACCTGATAATATCTGTCTTTGAATCAACTCAAATATTTCTGAGTAAGCTCCCTGCTGCATACCTGAAGATATCTGAGTGATTTCTGGCTTACCCAAATCACCATCTGAATACGATACGGTGATACGACCAGCGTTTGATGGTCCTGAGTAGCGATTTTCTATTTGTTTTAGAATATCTCTTTCTTCTTGTTCAGATTGTGGGAAACCATCAGAAAAATGCACCCAAAGACCAGGATATCCCCCATTTGTAATCAGTCCCAAATTGTGTACAGATATTGCGTGGTTAAGTCTAATATCATTTACAACACTCAGATACTGCGGAGCTCCATAAGCCCAATATGCAGGGTTTCTGTCTCTTATATGAACGATTTGACGATGGGTGTATATTTTCGGATTGAACTGATGAAATTCAATAACTCCACTTTTCTTAAAATTCAACCAATCACGACAGAAGAAATACTTTTCTACTTCCATTTCTGCGTTATCAGGTAGACCAACTCTCATATACTTTGAAGGAATATAATGAAGACCAGCAAGTCCTTCTGACCTCTGCTCTTTCCAAATAACTTCTATAAATAAATTTCCTGTTACCAAGTAGTCATAGACCATATCCTTGAATACATCATTCAAAGTTTCCTTTGTGGATATCTTATAATCAGTTACAAAACCTTGACCAACCACATTATCAATCTTTGAACGAATACATGCATTATGGATTGGTGAAAAATCCAATAGGTCATAGAGACCCATAACGAAGATATTGTCTTGTCCCCAACTAACCCAAGGCACACCACGCATTACACGCTCTTCAAATTTAACAAGGGTATCCAATTGGGCTGAAAAACCGATATTTTGTATTACTTTTTTCATCTTTTAATAAATATTAGATTAGTTTTGATATATGATAACGCTTTCTGTATTACCTGTGTAGTTATATCCTTCTATTGGAGAATCACTCTCAACAACAATCATTCCCTCATATACAACATCATAGGCTGTAGCAGGATTTAAATTGGTTGGGGAATATTGCTCATAGATTTTTAGATACCATTCCCCTGGTATCATATGAACGTTAGCTGAATTACCAGCACTTCCAATTAAAACCTCAGGTAAAGAATCGTCAATTGATATCAAAAATAAATCCTTTGATGGCTCATAACCTACAGCAAGTGATGGTTCACGATAAGGTATGAACCTTTTTGTTTGTTGTGATAACTTATGACGAACAGTCCATAAATAAGTAACAGCACCCACCAATGACTTGTTTCTTGAACAAGTAACCAGTGCTTGATTATTTAATGAACCTTGTTGTAAGTATATCATTTTTTAATTTTTAACAGCAATTGCTGGCATCAACGGTTAGATAAACGTTTGTTGTTCCAACATAGTTATGGGTATATGTACAACCAACTGTTGAACTTGGACAGTTTGAATTATCACCACCAATGCTACAACTCAGTAGAGTTAAAAACACAAGTGTATCTCCACTAACCAAACCTGAAATTGTTGCCATATAAGTACAACCAGTTGTTGGTGTTCCTATTGCATTGTATGCACCTCCATTCAAAGTATATCCCAATTCATCTGCTGTGTTTATGAACTTGGCATAGACGTATAGGTTATCACTTGGTGTACTTGGCGTTGGACTACTTGTTATACTCGGAGTTGGGGTAACATTTGGGGTGCCAGTTTGGGTAGGAGTTAAAGCAATTGTGCTGGTTTGGCTTGGTGTAATTGATGGTGTTGTGGTCGGGCTTGAGGTAACATTTGGTGTTGGTGAAGGAGAAACGTCTGGCGTTGGTGTGCAGGTTTGTGTCTGCGTGGGTGTTATCGTGGGTGTTGGAAGACCTTGGATATCTGTGATGATGAAGTTAACACACTCACCCTCAGAAACAATTTTAATATTCAGTGTTCCATCAGGAACAAGAGTAGTATAATAACCATATGTAAATGCAGAAGCAGGAACATCTTGTTCAAATGGCACAACATAGTTATCCACATCTGAATATAGATTGAATGGTCCAACAGCTGAACCCAAATTACTTAATGTTATTAAAACTGGTATTGGCATAATTTTATTATTAAGGTGTTGTTGCAGTTGGGGTTAAAGTCGGAGTAATTGTAACAGTATTGGATGGTGTTATCGTTGGTGTTATCGTAGGCGTGGCTGTCGGGCAGACCTCAGGATAGGATACATAAAATGTTGAATCGTCTAAACCAACATTTAGACCCCTTTGTGGATATTTTATATTACCTGTTAATTCAACCCCTGAAACAAAACCACCTGGTACTGTTGCTACATCCCAAATATAACCACTAGTAGATTTCATAGTTAAATATCTTATAATACTACTTGGACTTGCTATACTTTGAGCAAACAATGAATAATAGTAAGTTCCATCAAATCTACCATAAGGTATACCATAATTTCCTTCACTATCTGCTATATTGTAATTTTTTACTGCTAATTGATTAAAATAATAATTCAAACTTCCCCCTGTATAAGAATAAATCCTATCATAAGTTCCAGAATAACTAACATCAAGTGGACCACTTACATATTCTATTTCAACTTGTTCAGGACAAATTGGTTCTTGTGTTGAAGAAGGGGTTAAAGTTGGCGTCAAAGTTTGTGTCTGCGTTGTTGTTACACTTGGACTCGGAGTTAAGGTTAAAGTCGGAGTATTCGTAGGAGAAACCGAAGGGGTCATCGTTTGTGTCGGACTGGCAGTCATCGTGGGAGTCGGGGGGACAGGAGAATACACAGAATTACCTGAAAAGGTACACCCTGAGTTATAAGCATAGATATAGTTGTCGTGAAATGGTCTCCATTCCCCAAGATATGGTGACCACCAAGTCTTTAGAAATACTCTCCTTTGTGTGGACATTAAGGATAAAAATTATATTGATTTTTCAAGTAATTTAATGTATTAGCATATTCTGAACTTGTTAGTTCACGGTTATATCCGATGAACTCAAATATTCTAACATTATTTGAGTTAACACTACCTGGGTCATAACCAAATTCAAATACAGATGCTGAGCTTTGAGCAAATGCTGTCGTTCCACTAGAACCTAAAACTCCATTTAATTCCCCTGTAAATGATGATGAACTACCACTTGATGCAAAAATGAATGAACCTGTTGTCGCGGTGAAGGTTGAAACACCTGGAATTGATTGTGTATTATGTGTAGTAGGACTAGCATACATATCGTAGTTGAATACTCTTGTTGCAATAGTATCAGTTGTAGATGACCTCAGACTTGTAAATGTTGATTGAACACTTCTTCCCGCAACTCTGAATACAGTGAAAAAAGTTTTTGCTGTGAACACTGTTGAAGAAAAGGAACCCCTCATAAAGTCTTGTGAAGCAAAAGCCATTGAGGTTCCAGTGAATCCTGTTCCAAATGTATCGTTTGTTGTCTTCGCAGGTTGTTTGAATACGTCAGCTTGTGATACTGAACCACCCAATAATCCATAGTTTGTCCAAGATGAGACTGATGAACCACTAGGTGCCATGAACCATAATTGTAGGTTAGTCAAACCAGATGGTGAAAAAGGTGGAGGTGTGCTACTTGGAGTGGGACTAGATGTTATAGTAACAGTAGGGGTGTTCGTCACAGTTGGGCTCACACTCGGTGTAAGGCTTGGTGTGTTAGAAGGAGTTTGTGTTGGTGTGGGGACAGGTGAAGCCCATTCATCGTATCTCCATTTATCCCTTAAATATAGTTCAACGGCTTCTTGCTCTGATGATGATAACTCATAGTTATAAATCATCATTTCCGCAAGTTCAACATTTGTATTTGTACCAAATAATAATCCAGAATTATTTGCTGTACCTCCAAGAACAATAGCGTTCCATCTTGGACTTTCTGTTGTTCCCGTAAAGTTTGAAGTTCCAGTTCCTCCTGATTGGTTTAATTCCCAATTACCAAAACCAGGATTAGCAGGTAAAACTGCCTTCATTAAAAACTTACCATTCAAGGTCGTAGATGTATATGGTGATGGAACATTAGCGTTCTGCGCTGACGATTGTGGATAAATATTTGTATTATTGATATTTGTTCCGCCAGCAAAACCCGCAAATTGTAATCTATCAAAAATATTTGACCCACTTTGTGCCAAGAAACCATTTGTATCACCTGAATATAACTGATTTTGGAAGGCTGGCGTTCCTGCTGGATTAGACCAAACAACAAATATTGTTGAACCAGTATGTGTTAAAACTGGTCTATCAAAAGCCACCAATGCTTTCCTCAAACTTGCTGTAGCGTTCGGGGTAAATCTAATAATATTTGGTGAGCCAGGGAAAGATGTTGATGCTGAATATGTTGGGTATCTATTAGATGTTTGACCTGTTAATGTCCAATTACTACTACCCTTTGATGTTAGTTCTGAAATAAATGTTGTTCCTCCCGACAGAATTAAATTCATTGTCGTTGAATCACTTGCATCAAACCATAATGATGGTTCAACAATTGGATAAGGTGTAGATGATGGAGTATTCGTCGGGGTTTCAGTCAAGGTTGGAGTAATGCTAGGTGTAGGGGTCGGTTGACTTGTTGCTGTTTGCGTCGGAGTAACACTATCAGGACCATATGCATCACCAATACCTGAAATAAATTCACCTGTTAAAATAGCTGAACCCAAACCTGATTTCATTGATAAAGGTTTGATTAGTTCATTGATATCTGGTTTTCTAACTCTTACGAAGTTTGCTGCTGGTCTATAAGAACGACCCTTCCATTGTAATCTCATCTATAAAATGTTGGCTTAAAATAAGGGGGGGATTGACCCCCCCGTTATTAGTATATTATTGAACTGTAAAACCTGTAGCGATTGCTGCAAGAGTTGTTGTTACATCAATTTCACGAGCGGGATTTGGTTCACCACCCGTCATTGTTACTGAGATACCGTTTAAGTCGTTATACGCCTGTCCCGTCTGCTGACTTGCAGTGGTCACCATGGCGCCGTTACTCCAGGCAATTGCCCAAAAACGCTCATTGTTATCTTTAATAATTATGTAAAGTTCATTTTGTTTAACCAAATCAAAGAATAAATTTCTAAGCGTTTGGTTAAGTTTCGGTAAGGATATTACCACTGCTGGTTGGAATGTTACAGATTGAGCAACATCGTTAACCAAAATATCTTCAGTGAATGAAGAAGATTGTTTAACAAGTTCAAAGTGATACCATGTACCTGCTCCAGAGAAACCTGTGATTTCATCTGTTCCTGATACTGTAAACCCTGAAATAGTGTGTCCACTATCACCCAAAATCCACATTTCCTTGATACCACCAATAGATGCATTTCTACAATCTAAAGTATATCCTTGGTCTATATAACACGACATAGTTTATATAATTTAAAATTTGGTTTATTAGTTTTTAGCCAGTACAAATGAATCTACAGAGAATACTCCAAGACCATATACCATTCTAGCGATGATTTTTACGATATCTTCGTAAGGGTCATACATACCTTTGATTTCAATACCACCATTGCCGGTTGCATTCATTCCCACCATAAAATAGGAGCTCGGACCTACAACAACAGCATTTTGTGAGTCAAGACCCTGCGTTGGGATAACTCTTACGTTTGTACCAGGAAGCATTACTGTCCACTCCTGACCTTGAGCTGCGTTAGCATCATCAAATGAAAACAAGTTCACATAAGATGATTTTCTCATTGAAGCTACAAGTCCTCTGTAATCAGAGTAAGAGCAGAATGCAACTAAATCATTGAGATGTAATACGTTAGCTGGAATTGATTCGTAATAAGTTGAGAATACATCAAGACCATTGCTTGAAGTAGCTGCAGTGTAAGCAATTTGAGTAGCACCATTACCTGAAGTAACAAGTGCTAAAGCCCCGTCAAAACACTGAGAGTTGTATTCTGTACCCCCAGTCGCAGTTGTGTTTCTCCATAGCTGTTTTTCTATAGAATCCGCTATGCGATTGCTGATATCGGTTATGATGAGCTCTTCAAAGGGAATTGAATCTTGAAAATTTGAGTTAGATAATCTCTGACTCAAAAAGTAATCGTACAAATCGTACGCACAAAGTGATTGGTTCACTTTTTTGTTACAAGTAGCAATTGTTACTTGTGAAATTGTTGTATCACCTGTTGCATTAAATCCGCAAGTACCATCTTGGAAAATTACGTTGTTCGTTAAGAAGCCTACCTGTTCTGTCCCCTTTATATTCGGACGAATGGTAGCGTAGCGCGGTAACGTTTCTCCAAGAATGCTCTTAATCAACATGTCGGTTGCGTTTTCGTCAACCCATACACTCAAGTTACTGAGGTTATATGAAAACTTTTCATTCTTTTTCATAACATTTATTGTTTTTGTTTTTGTTTATTTTCTTAAATCTTTAAGAAGACTTACTCTGAAGTCCTCAAATTTTTCTTTGTAATCAACTTTCTTGTCTACTGGTTTTCTCTCAGGAGCATTTTTGAAAGTATCAAATTCAGCTTTTAAGTTGGAAATATCCGTTTTGAATTTTCCGTTTAATGTTTCAACTAGGGATAAGAGTTGACTAATACCATCTTTAAGTTTTTCAATTTGAGCAACTTGTGTGAAATATAATTCTGAAGACATATCTGTCTTAGTCATATTTCTTGCTTTAATTGAACCACAGATTTTAGCCGACACTTCTTCTGAATAACCCTCTTCTGCCATTTTCAACATGCATTCATCCCAAGGGAATTCTGCCATATCTACTTCAGACATCTGCTCAACATTTTCTCTTTGGACAATGACGCCGTCTTCAGTTTGAATTCTAATTTTTACTTCATTGCCTTCTGTGTCTTTTAGAACAACTTGGTGCTCGCCATTCGGGGCTTTTGTTTTCTCCCCATCAGGACCAAGAACAAATACCTCTTCACCCACATCAAATGTTGGTGATTCAAGTTTTTGTCCCTGAGCATCTTCAGCAACGGTCATTGAAACTTCTTTTGAACTTTCAACTTCCTCTTGGTTTCTTTCCACTTCTTCTTCTGCTTCTTTAACTTCCAATTTTACAATTGTTGATTCCTCATCAAGTGTAACCACAAGACCCTCACGAGTTGTGTGAACACCCAATGGAGCGGGTTGCAAAGTTGCATCTCCGATAACATATAGAGTTTGACCTACTTGTAGGTCACCTTCAGAATTGTTGGTTACTTCAGTTTTTCCGTCCTCTAAAATTGTTGTATAGAAAGATTCCTTTTTGAATCTCAAACCTAATAACTTAACAATCTTGTCTAGTGCTTGTGTAGCATTC